CTTGCCAAGTCGATCCATCCAGACACATGGTTTGTTGAGGGGCAGGTAAACGAAGATGACATCCTTAGTAATAAGGTCGGTAAGGTTGTCCGAACACGGGGTGCTGGTGTAGTAGGAGAATTTGTAAAGAATTTCTCTGGTAAAGAGGCATTTCCGATGATGGATTACCTCGACCAGATAAAAGAAGACAGAACTGGCATGAGTAAAGCCAGTATGGGCTTAAACCCAGATGCGTTACAGTCAAGCACAAAAGCAGCAGTTTCTGCGACAGTTTCGGCATCTCAGGCCCAGATAGAACTTTTATGTAGGGTTTTTGCTGAAAATGGCATGAAACCCCTGTTTAAGAAGATATTGAAACTCCTGAACAAACATCAGGAGAAAGCAAGAATGGTTCGTCTGAGGAACCAGTGGGTGCCGATTGATCCAAGAGCATGGGATTCTGACATGGATGTTAGTGTTAATGTTGCACTGGGTCTCGGCACTACAGAAGAACGTATGCAGATGCTTGAAGCAATAGCATTGAAACAAGCAACGATATTAAACGAGCAGGGTCTGGATAATCCTTTGGTGACAAATGAGCAGTATCACAACACCCTGACTAAGATGACTGAACTATCGGGTTATAAGGACACACAGAGTTTCTGGACTGATCCAGCAACTTACGAGCCTCCACCACCTCAGCCACCTGAACCGACCCCAGATGAGATATTTGCCAAGGCACAGGCAGATAAGGTAAGGCAGGATATGGAAATTGACCAATCACGATTGACGTTAGACCGTGAAAAGATGGTTCGTGAAGATGATCTGGCACGAGACAAAATGGAGTCTGAGTTAGAGATCAAGGTCAAGGAGATGGAGAATAAGTATCAGACAACCATCGACCAGACTGAGATAAGAGGCAGGATGGAACGTGACAGGGAACAGATTAAAATGGAAGCACAGCAAATGTTGCAACAGCAACAAGCTCAGCAACAGGCTCAACAACAAGCACAACAAGCTCAACAAGCACCTCCGATGCCAGCACAGGATATGAACCCTGAACAGATGGGGATGCCAGCACCACCGATACCGAACTAAATGGCACGTACACCGAAAGAAAAAAGAATTGATAAAGGGAATGCAGCAGAGAAGCTGTTTTATGATCCATTGATTCAGGAAGTTTTTGATAAAATGGAAAAATCTTACAACAATGCTTGGGTCTCTTCAGGTTTAGATGACATTCAGAAAAGGGAGACATTGTTTTTGTCTATCCGTGCCCTGTCTGATTTTAAACTTGAGTTGGAGTCCATGATTATGGGGGGCAAGATTGCCCAAAAAGAATAATTAACTGACGGGTAATCAACCATAGTTGAATAGACCTGATCATAGAAAGAAAAAATGGCTGAAGAAGTAGTAGACGGGATTAGCACTCATGTAAGTGCCGATCTTGACGAAGCAGCAAAAATATGGGGCAACGAACTGGCCTTAGAGAACGGTGAGGAATTACCTGAAGAAGATAACCAGTTGATGTCTGAAGAGTCTGAAGAAGAACCAGACTCAGAGTTTGAGCAAGAAGAAGAGTATGAGGAAGATGAGGAAGAACCTGAAGAACAACTTTACGATGTAAAGTCTGACGGGGAAACCAAATCAGTCACCTTAAAGGAATTACAAGATAATTTTTCAAAAGGTGAGAATTATACTAAGAAAAGTCAAGGTCTAGCAACAGATCGCAAGGCATTTGAACAGGAAGTGGCAGAAGCAAGACAAATGAGGGAACAAGCAATCTCCATCCTTGAAGCTGCACAAGCTCAATCTCAGCCAGTACAGCATGATCAAGCATACTGGGATAACCTGAAAGACACTGATCCAATGCAGTTTTTTTTGGAAAGGGATGCTCTTAGAGAAGCACAGATGGAAGACCAACTACGTGGACAGCAACTACAGCAGTTGAGGTCACAAGAGTCAGCCGAGATGCAGAAACAACACGATGAGTATTTATCGGGTCAACGTGAAACATTAAAATCACTCGTCCCTGAATGGGATGACCCAAAGAAGGCCGATATAGAAAAAAAGTTGGTCTTGGAGTGGGCAAGCACCACAGGTGGATTCACTGAAGATGAGTTGGATAATGCCTATGATGCCAGAGCAGTTGCCACAATGAGGAAGGCAATGCTTTATGACAAACTTCAAGAGAAACGAAAAGGTCTTAAACCTATCCAACGTCAAAACATGAGAGCAGGATCACAGTCTGAGGAGCCTAGTAAAATGAAGGCTGGAAAGGCATCACAAAGACTTAAAAAATCTGGCAGGGTCGAAGATGCTGCCGGTGTATTCTATAATATGATCCGTTCAAAATAAGGAGTAGCAATGTCTATCGTAGCGAACACGTTCCAAACCTATCAGGCAATAGGCCGTCGAGAGGATTTGGCAAATACAATTTATAATATCAGCCCATCTGATGTGCCATTTATGAGCATGATCGGAAGGTCTAAGGCAACAAACACTTTAGCAGAATGGCAGACCGATTCGTTGAGTGCAGCAGCAAATAATGCACAGGTCGAGGGAGATGAGTATTCCTTTACTGCCGTGACACCTACTGTAAGGCTTGGGAACTATACCCAAATCTCCAGTAAGACAGTAATCATATCTGGTTCTCAGCAAGCAGGAAATAATGCTGGAAGAGATTCAGAAATGGCACTGCAATTGGCAAAAAATTCCAAAAGCCTCAAGAGGGATATGGAAACTGCACTCACCCAGAATGTTGCAAAAGCAGCAGGTAGCACGAGTGCTGCCCGTAAAACAGGTGGTCTGGAAACATGGACTGCCACGAATAAATCACGTGGTACTGGTTCCCCAGTTGGTTCCGGTGCAGGTGGTGGAGCAGCCCCAGTAGATGCTCAAACCAAGAGAGCATTTACAGAAACCATCCTGAAGTCAGTAATTCAGGCAACATACTCAAGTGGTGGTGATCCGTCAGTTCTGATGGTAGGCCCATTTAACAAGGGTGTTGTTAGTGGATTCACAGGACGTTCTTCAGCACGTCAAATGATCGGGGAATCCAAAATCCAAGCAGCAGCAGACTTGTATGCTTCCGATTTTGGTGACTTAAAAGTTATCCCGAACCGTTTCCAACGTGAACAATCTGCATTTGTTTTAGACCCTGAGTATTGGTCTGTAGCATATTACAGAGACTTCAAGCAGGAAGACGTAGCAAAAACAGGGGATGCCCAGAAAAAGGCACTTCTAGTGGAATATGCACTAATTGCTAAAAACGAAGCTAGTTCTGGCGTTTGTGCCGACCTAACAATTTCGTAATATGTCTGCAAGCAGAAAAACTCTGCTCGATTGGTCTCAAGGGAGGAGTGAAACCTTCTCTTGGGATCAACACGACGAGACCTTCACGATTGAGTCAAAGGAGGATGTTGAGCCACTTATTAAGTTGGCAAAAGATATGTCTGATCTTGAACCATCAAAGGAGGTTCGTCACGCAGCGTGTATTCCAAAATTCGTTTTAGATCAGTCATTAAGGGAGAGATGGTCGCCAAAAGATTGGAAAAAGTGGGCAAACGCACCCGAAAACAAACCGTTCAGGACGTGGCCCGGACAACTTTAAAAGTTGCCATAGTAATAGCCTCAACAACGAAAGCATATCCGAGTAAGTTTGTTGAGTGTTTATCAAACATGATTGCTCATTTTCAGCACTCCGATTTTAACGGAGAACACTCAATAAAAGTATTCACAACTCATGGCAGTGTGCTACCAGAGATAAGGCATCGTTTAATAGGAGATGCAATTGCGTGGGAAGCAACCCATGTTTTAATGCTGGCACCGGAACTGACGTTTCCAGAAGATTCCATACATAGGATGCTGGCACGAGGGAGAGGCATAGTGGGAGTAAACTATCTGGTAGATTTCTCAACAAGGAAATTTGCTGCATACAGGGAAAATGGCTCGATTGTCCCTGATACTAGACTCCCTGAGACAGAGGAAGTAGAAGGGGTGGCATTAGGCATGTGTTTGTTTAATATGCCAGTATTTGAGGTTCTTGATATACCATTTTTTGAATATAAGCAAATTGGTGCTACACCAGCATTTTTTGAAGACCATGTTGCTTTCTGGGAACAAGTTAAAATGAAAAAAATACCTTGTGTTATCGACCACAAATTATCACAAGAAGTTAAAAGTCTACATCACGGAGAATTGTGGCACTGAGTAACTACACAGAATTACAAGTATCAATAGCTGATTTTTTAAACCGATCAGATTTAACAAGTGTGATACCTGACTTCATAACTATGTGTGAAGCAGAATTTAACAGGACATTACGTGTCAGGGATATGTCTGTCAGGACACGGGCACCAATCGATAGTCAATACTTAAAGTTGCCAAGTGACTTTATAGGTATGAGGAATATTGACCTCCTTACCGATCCTGTTACTCCGATGGCATATAAAAACCTTCAAAATCTGGACATTCACAGGTCAGCACATTCAACTGGCAAGCCTCTATATTATTCGGTAATGAAGGACAATCTTGAGTTTGCTCCAGCACCAGACGGGGATTACACGATAGAGATTGTGTATTACCAGAAAATTCCAGCACTTTCGGCAGACACTACAAACGGGGTTAATTGGTTATTGACAGACCATCCAGATGCTTATTTGTACGGTTCCTTAATGCACTCAGCCCCATACCTCCAAGCTGATGAAAGAGTAGGTTTGTGGGCAGGTAAATACCAACAGGTCATTCAGCAGATTATAAGCTCGGACGAGAAGGCCAAATTCTCTGGCTCAACTCCTTCGGTTTCATTCACACCTTTCGGATAAACAAAAATGGCAGGATTCACTAATTACTTAGAAGATAAAATCATCAACCACCTATTCGGTGACGATACGGGTGCTTCAGGGGCAGATCACTATACTGCACCAACAACTTGGTATGTAGGACTTCAAACAGCAGCCCCTTCAGATTCGGCTGCTGGCACGGAGGTCAGTGGAGGTGCTTATGCCAGACAATCAGTGGCATGGACATTAGCCTCTGGGGGAACGGCACAGGCTAGCAATACGGCAGCCATCACATTCCCAACAGCAACGACTGATTGGGGAACCGTGACTAATGCTGGTATTTACGATGCTCTCACAGGGGGAAACCTAGTAGCATTTGAGGTCTTGACAAAAACCGACTTTTCAACAGCAAACCCAAAAACCGTGAATACGGGTGATATTTTTAAAATAGATGCTGGAAATCTGAAGATACAACTTGACTGATGCTGTATTTTGGTTCTCGTAATTTTGGTCAGGCTAATTACGGTCATGAACTAATATCTCAAGCCTCCGATAAAGTCACAACAACCAGCACGATGCAGGTTGCAGGGTATCGGCTGATTGAGGATTGTGGGATTGACCCGAAAGCAGTAGTGAATGTTGATATTGCTGCTGGCATACAAAGGATGGGTTATCTGCAAATCGAGCCGACAGCAACTATGATCGCATCTGGGATACAAATGGAATGGAAAGCATGGACTAATCTAGGACAAGGAACAGTGACAATGCTTTCATCTGGGTATATTGCTTGGGACTCTCAATTTATTGATGACGTAACTTGGACAACACAAACGGTAGATTAAATGGCAAGTACAACTAATTTTGCAATAGAGACCCCGACAGTAGGTGGTTATAGAAATACGTGGGGGGGAACCATAAATACAGGTTTATCAAAAATTGATGAACTGCTGGCACTTGCAATGCCGATAGGCACAATCCAGATGTATCCGAAAACAACTGCTCCAACTGCAACTACAAACGGAGGGACTTGGCTGGTATGTGATGGGTCTACAAAGGTAAGGACTGATTATCCAGATTTACATACTTTAATTACTAACACATACGGAGCATATCCATCAGCAACAACCTTTGTCCTGCCAGATATGAGAACAAGGGTTCCTGTAGGTTATAGTGCCAGCACGGTAGGTTCAGGCCCAACTCAAAGAACACCAAAAGCATTGGCAGCAGGTTCAGGAGAAGAAGATCATATACTCTCTGAAGCAGAACTAGCAGCACACAGTCATGCTATTCCTGCCACAACCCATGACCACGATATAACTGACGTAACTCACTCTCATGTTGGGGTAAGAACAGATGGAGCAGCAGGGACAGAAGATGCCACATTATCAATAACAGACCCCGGACATATTCACACTGCCGAATACGTTAACGATTGGGCGGGTGGTAGTGGAACATACCGGATTGATCGTGATTCTGCTGGCGGGGTAGATGGCACTCTCCAAGTAGATATGGCTAAAACTGACATTGCTATTGCTGATCATAAACACACATTTTCAACAAATTTAGTAGGTACAGGACTTTCGACAACTCAAGCAGAGGTTATCGGTATAACATCTACTGCACCAGACACAGGTTCGGACACGAAACACAACAATATGCAACCGTACTTGGTTCTTAATTACATCATACTAGCAAAACATCCGAGTTTCTAATATGTCAACGATAACATATACAGTTACAGTAGTTTCCTCAAAATTCATAATTGACGGTTCAGGCCCGACAACTAAATTAACCTTCAGGGATGGCGATACTTACATATTCGATCAGAGTCATGCTTCAAATGCAGGACATATATTACAGTTTTCTGCAACATCGAATAACTCTGGATCGTCTGAATACACGACAGGAGTTACCAAAACTGGAACTGCTGGACAAGCTGGAGCAAAGACTACAATCATAACATCTGGTAGTACGACAGATACCTTGTATTACTATTCTTCAGGTGGTGGCACTTACGGTTCAGAATTTAGCAATACAGGTTTTGTTCAGTCAACAGCACACAATATTTTAAAACCAAAGGTCGGAGATGAAAGTTCCCTTGAAAAATGGGGGCCAATGCAAAATCATGCAATGGATCAAATCGATCAAGCATTAACTGCCACCGATGCTTCGGGCGTGGCAATGGCAATAGCATTAGGATAACAACATGGCAAATACATTTAAGAATCGGACTTTACGAGCAGTTGGCACAACTCCCACCGATGTAGGTGCTGTTGTTGCTGCCAGCACACAAACCACATTGATTGGGATGACGGTAGCAAACATTACTTCTGGCGTAATATCGGTGACTGTCACTCTAAATGATGGCTCAAATACTACTAACATTGTAAAAGATGCACCGATTCCAACGGGGGGTTCACTCATTCCTGTTGGTGGGGATCAAAAAATAGTGATGATGACCGGAGATAAAATAATTGTAACCTCAAACACTGCCAGTAGTGCAGACGTTACTATGAGTTTCTTGGAGATTACCTAATATGGCATATCTTGGTAGAAAAGGTCAGACTGCACCATTAGCTAGTGCAGACCTACCCACAAATTCTATATCAACAGACCATTTAATAGCAAACTCTGTTACTTCTGCAAAGATCGGTGTAGATGTGATCGTTGCAGAGGACATTGCGAACAATGCAATCACAGTGGCAGAAATAGCGGATGATGCTGTCACTGCTGATAAGTTAGCTAACTCAATTAATACTGATATAGCTACTGGTGTAGCGGCATTGCCAAAGGCTGGTGGAACCATGACAGGTGCTTTAACAGTTGGTGCAGATGATGCCGGACACGATGTTATATTTCATGGTGCTACTGCAAGTTGCCAAGTGTTATGGGATGAATCTGCAGATACGATGTTTGTAAAAGGACGGACTGATGGAAGTAATATTTTTGTAGCGGGAGATACTGCATATTCCTATTTAAATATAGGAACAGGTGAGACTATTTTTAATCAAGATTCAAGGGATCAAGATTTTCGTGTAGAGAGTGATGGTAATACCCACGCACTATTTATAGAAGGGTCTTCTGGCAACGTGGGAATCGGGACTGCTTCTCCTTCTTGTCCTTTACACGTAGAAGGGACAGGAATAGAACCAGTAGTAAGAATTAAAAGTATGTCTTCTACACATAATGGTTATTTAAGACTAGAGAATGATCAAGGGGATAATTGGAGTATTGGTACAGTTCGTTCTGGACATTCTTTAGATGGTACACTTTTGTTTTCAGGAGGTTCGGCTGATGTTGTTTTTAACACCTCTGGCAAAATAGGATTAGGGTGTGAGCCTCATGCCGCAATTACTTGTGGAGATGATACAATGCCAATAACAAATAGTTACAAGTATCTAGGTAGCTCATCTTATAGATGGAACTCTTTATGGGCAACTAATGCAAACAATGCTTCTGATAGAACATTAAAAACTAATATTGAAGATTGTGTTCTAGGAGTTGATTTTATTAACACATTAAAGCCTGTATCATTTGATTGGAAAGCCCAGAACAGGTCTGCGGATGCAGGGAAAAAATGGGGATTGATTGCCCAAGATGTTTTAGAAACTGAAATGGCAGATACAGTAAAGGGTGAAGAAGGGTCTTACAGTGTGAGTTATGACCATTTTATAGCACCTCTCATTAAATCAATCCAAGAACTATCAGCAAAAGTAACTACACTAGAAAACGCATAATGACACTAGAACAAATCGACAAAATAATCTCAGACTTGAGAAACCAGATTCCATCCCTGCAAATGCAGTTACATCAAGCAGAGGGATACAAGCAAGCATTAATGGACATGGAAAAACCTGAAGAAGAAGAAACAGAGGATAACTAATGGCGTACATAGGAGCAGAACCAGATGGGAAGGGTAGTGCAGAACGATTCGTTTTCACTGCAACAGGAAGCACTACTGACACGGTCACACATGGTGATGATGGTCTGGCAATCAACTACGAAGCTAATCATGTTTCTGTGTATCTCAATGGTGTTAAACAGGTCGTAGGAACCGATGTAACGGCATCCAATGGCTCGACACTGGTCTTTGATTCTGA